GTTCTATCAATTGTAGCTATTTCTTGATTTATTGTTATATCCGTTGGGTCTGTAGATACATAAACAGTCCATTGATTTGTGCAACTAAGATCAATACCAGTAAAATCTTTACTTGTAGCTGGCTTTGCTGCATCTAAAAATGGCAATTGGATTTCTACTGTACTGCTATCATAAGTTTGTCCAGTTGATCCACCTAAACTGTATAAGGCATTTCCACTTCTGCACAACACTTGCGTTCCATCATATGACCAATTATCAATTACAAATCCTGGCTCATAAGTTGACCATGCACTTACCTTGCTTGATGGGAAATAACTGAAAACATAAACAACCGATCCTATAGCAATTAAATACCTACCATTTTTAGGATCAAGTATTGCTTGAGAATTTAACGCTGCATCTCTATCTGAAGAAATTTCTGTGAGTATAATATCATCAATTGGATTGCCTATATCCCCAACAAAAGCAGCGTTAGAACTATCTCTTGCTCTTAAACTTCTGATGCCTGACTCGCTTAAATAAAAAACGTCATTATCTCCAAATTCAATAACGCTTTGAGGCGATATTGTTCCAGTATTATTTAATACTTGTATTTGACTATTCTGCGCTTCATCAGCTGAAACAAACCATATTTGAATTGCTTCTTTAGCAAAAACAGCAAGATTAGAGTAATAACTTGCTACAGCTTGTAACGATTCCGAACCACCAGCGTTATTAGATAAATTAATAAACCCAGCGCCAACAGCTGTATTATTCCATTCGTTAGGATCGTTGACCCCTGAAAAATGCAACAAAGAATCTGACAAACCATACATTTTGGTTTTAACTGGCTTTATAAAAGACCCAGGAGTATATCCATTAACGTTATTACTTGTTGCTCCTCCGTCCATAATCGCAGAACTGCCAGTAAATGAAGTAGTCACATTGCCACTAACAGTTATAACAACAGCGTAGTTGTTAGAAGATGAGCCACTATCTTTTGATGTAATATTAACTAAAACACCAGTTGAAGTGGATTCATATTCTGGAGTAGTTCCAGCGTCATTTATAGCCTCTGATATTAAAGTCGCCATATTAGAGTTTGATGTTGCCCAAGTTATTTGAGCATTAATTATGGAAACCCCATTTACTGTTATATTGGTTACAGCATTATCCACGCCACCTGACATATTGTTAATAGTCGATACACTAACTGCTCCGTCTACTTCAACAGTTACTGCAAATCCATTTACTGTTATACCAGTTGTAACAGCCGTTATAGTTACGACTGCTCCACTTGCTGAAGCTGTATAATTAGGAGAAGTTGTTGCAGCGTTTATAGCATTAGCTACATTTGTTGCAGTTGATGAATCTGTACCAGTATGCGCCACAGACGATGAAAATAAATCAATATTATTAACCCTGACAATACGAATATTATCTCCTGGGTTTGCCGTTCCACTAGCTACAGTAAATGATCCAGTTGCTGCCGTTCCACCAGATGATCCTCCAGTTACAGAGAATTGATTTCTTGATCTGCCGTCAAACCAATCTGTTATTCTTACGCCGTTGTAGTAATGGTAGATTCTTCCATCTGCAAATTGCGCTGAAGCATATACTTGTCCATCAAAAAAATCTGTATCTAAAACTTTAGTTAAGGCCGTTCCTGATGGGTGCTGTAATCTTACATAGTTAACGTTTGCTGGAGTTCCACTTGCAAAAGTTACGCTACTAGCAGCATCGCTTCCAAAAACATATATTTGGCCATTTGCAGAAGCTAATCCAGTAGTGTTGGACGGCAATGTAGCCAAAGAGACAAAAGCTGGCCTTTTCTCTATTTCCCCACCTCTTGTAATATGAGCGTTTTTTAAAGTAATCAAAGTTCCTGGAGTAGCAGTTACGTCTGATCTTCTTGCGTCTAGGCCACCTCTAAAATCTTCAATTAATACATAAGCCATTTAATTGCCCGTAGTAGCTATTAAAGGAGGACTTTTAGGTCTATATAACCCCTCTGGCTCTCCACCACCTAATACAAAAGTTTCAGTTTTTGATAACCTAGCTTTCAACCTTGCATAATGCGCTTGCGCTTGCGCTAATTTATTTTGAGCATCAGCTTGCTTTTGTCTGGCTAACATTTCAGCAGAAGCATAAAGAACGATTAATTGATCGTCTAAATCAGCTTTATCTGTTTCTGCAATTAATCCATTAAGGTTTTTTATTCCGTGAAACCTAACCATGCCTTGCTTTGTAGAAGCTGTGCTATTTGTCGATGGGATTGGCCAAAGTTCAATTTGATTATTTTCGTATGCGTCATAGCATTGAATAGGATAAGACGTTATTCCTCTATCGGAATCAAATTGATTGTATTGCTTTGCGCCTATTCCGTAATCAAGCTTTGTCCAATAATCGCCATGTTTAAATTCAGCTTTTTCTATTCTTTCAAAAGTCATGTCACTAGGAAGATCATAGTATCTTTGATTAATAGATATATCTATATCTCTAGTAACTCTTAAAAAAGGCCAGCCATAATCTTCCCACAATCGTCTTTGAGTTCTTTGCAAAATATTTACAAGAACATCTCTAGTGGATTTTCCTAAACTTGGTTGTAAAGAATGCCCAATTTCAGATCGCAAATCATTAATTAAGATTGCTAAAGTTGTTCCTCTGGCCATATTGACTCCCTAATATTTCTTACCACCCTTGCCTTTTTTCTTAGTCATCTTCTTTTGCCTCATAAGCTTCATTTGTTTCTGTTTCTGGATCATCTGCAATAAAATGTCCTTTGTTATCTCTTGCTCTTTTTGAGCTTACTTTTGACTTGGCTTTTGGTTTTGCTAATCTTTCTTGAAGATACATTTTATCAAAATAACCATCGTCAATTCTTGCGTCTTCAAAAGATTGTGGTAACGCTCCATACGCACCAAACACATCAACAACCTTTTGGTCGCTATAAAGATTTCCTAATCTATCACGCTCTACTTTATCGTCATGGTCATAAGAGCCATCAACAATAATATTAAAAACAGAAGTTTCGCCGTGTATGTGTCTAAGCATTACTAACTCTGGAATTGTTAGAAATCCTTTATTAATAACGTTTCCTATATTTCCGTCTATAGCTACGTTTGCATTAATTTTTTCCATAATTTCCTCCTTATACAAAGGGCAAGCTGGAGAAAGAACTTGCCCTTTGGTTTATGTATTTATGCTATTTCATAAACACCATGACAGTTTAACTGTGATGCGCTTAGAACAGCCGTTGTCGTAATTGCACGATACATAACGTATTGTGTTGCTGGTCTTGCTGGCGCATGACGTTTCATTTTTTCTCCGTCCATGTAATACATACATAACTTTGACGGATCGATGATGTAACAACGCTTGCTAGGGTCTTTACCTGAAATTGTTAAGTCATCAAGAGATGGATCATACTGAAATTTAATGCCAGCGTAACTGATATCGCCAACAGCAATGTCTGTAGACTTTGAAAAACCAGTTTGACTGTAATTTCCATTTCTTCTGATTTCGTCAGCTAAACGATCCATAAAAGCAGAACCAGCTAAAGCAATTGACGGCTTACCACCAAATCTCTTTAACTGTCTTATTTCTGTATGTAGAAACTCGATTAATTCTGCTCCAGTTGCAGTATTTGCAATCGCAACATTAAATCTGTTTCTCCACCAAGTATTGCTTACAGTTGATAGACCACCTACTGTAGTACCAGTTGCTGCTGGATTATCCACAATTACAGATCGAATACCAGCTAATGCTTTTGCATCTCCAGTACCATCTCCATATAGAAGAGTGTTCATACCTTTGGAATAACCCTCCATCATATCATCTAGCTTATCTTCTAAAAGATTAACTAAAACTGTAGTATCTCTACCACTATGATTTGATGTTCCAGCACCAGCTAAACTATCAGTAACACTAATTCCGTCTTTTTTAAGTTCGGTTAATGTTAATGAAATACCAGTATGGTGTTCTTTCCAAGGAAAATTGACTCTTTGGATATTAGCTGGATTTGCATAAGCGACTGTATCACTATGCGTATAACCAGCTACAGTTGATGTGTAAACTCCCTTTACTGCAAGAGATATGTTCTCTTTACCACCAGGAAAAGTTTTTGAACCCTTATCCATAGCTGCAAGAAGAGGTTTATCTTGAAGTGAGTTTGAGTAGACTTTGCCCTTGTCTATATAATAGTCAAGCGCAGCGTTAGCGATATTCGCTAATTCGGCTGAAGAAAATGCCATTTTTATTGCTCCTTAATGTATTACGATCCCCCAGTTGCCAAAGCGTTTTGGACTGCGTCCATTAAACTCTTAGGCTCTGGCATTGGCGAACCACCTAATTTACCACCAGACAAACTTCGTATTGGACTTTTGACTCCCATTCTACTCCGATAACGTTTGTTAACTGTGTCATAAGCTTCTTGCGCTAACGCTACAGCATCATCAGAATTGTTTGGTCGTCCTCGTTCACGAACTAAAGCCGATACTCTGTCGTCAATTTCATCTTGTTTGAAGTCAAAATCTGGATCAGTTTTACGAACATTCTTTTCCCAGTTAGTCACAGATTGAGCCAAAACATTAACTTCACTTCGAGTTTTCATCTGCTCTTGTTCACTTAACATTTGTTGATTGGCGTTCTTTTGTATCTGAACGTCTGCTCTCGTTCTAGCTAACTCTTTTCCTACATCTTCGTCCATGTATCCATCTTCAATTTTTTGCTGAATATCGTTAGGAATTATTTGGCCAGTTACTTGTTGCAAGTTATTTATAATTGGCTGTAATGCTTCCAAGGCAGCTTGTGGATTGCTTTTCATTAATCCCATAATTGACAAACCTTGAGCAGTTTCTTCAGCAGATAGCTTCATCTCTTTTAAAGATGATTGTATCTTCTCATACTGCTCATGCCCTCTTTTGTATTCGTTTTTTTCAGCAATAACTTCTTTGAATCTAGGTTGCAAATGCAAAGGAACGTTATCTAAAACTTCTTTCTCTGACTCCTCGGTTAAAGGGGTATCCGTTTGAACGTCTTCAGTTTCTTCTTCTACGGATTGCGATTCCGTTTCTGCCGTTTCTCCATTATCTATAGCTGATTGTACTACAGATAATAAATCATCTTCAGTTTCGCTTTCTGTGCTGGACGACAGCACATCTTGATCCTGACTTAGTTCAAGTTCGTCCTGGCTTTGTGAGTCATCGGACGATGCTGACTCTTTTAGGTCTTCGACCATAATACGTCCTTTCGTTTTAACTTATTATACATATGTCGATCCTATCTTTCAACACCATAGCTAATTAATATTTCCTATAGGTGGTAAAGAAGAACCATTAAGCGTGTTAGGGATAGATGCGTTATTTGCCCCTCCACTTGGCGAACCTTGTAAGGCTGGATCGCCAGTTCCCTCTCCTTGTGACTGATTCATAGAAACAATAGATGGAATACTGTCAACGATAGCTTGAGTTACATCAAGTTTATCGTCTAATCTCTTTAACAATTCTTTTGCTAACCATAATGGGTCAATTCCTGGAATCTGCAATAAGAATGGCATAATTCTTTCAATGTTAGCTAAATCAGCTGCACGATTTGGCTTACCAGTTGAACCAGCTTCAATTTCAAGAAACACTTCATTCATAATGTCTTCTCTAGTCATTTCAGGCCAAACTGCACCTTGACCAACTATTTTCTTAACTTCTTCAACAGACATTAAATGAAGCATAACCTGACCAGCTGACCTTGCCACTTCTGACATGAATGAATCTAATTCATCTACATTCGCTCCAAGAGATGACATTCTTGCACTTTCGGCAATACTTGTTTCTGTAGCTGTTGCATTTGAAACTCCACCAAATGTACTTTCTTGTGCGCCAACAACTAACTGAATATCATCAAATAATGTTTTTACTTCATACAAATTAGGATCAATTCCTATAGTTTGTACTGGTTGAATAACGTCACTTACTTTCTGTCCAGCTGCTAAAGCTTGTAATTCTAACAAGGCATTTGCTGGGTGCGTTGATAATTTCTCCTTATCACTTTCTTCTAACATTCCAGCTGGAACAGCATATTTTGGTCTATTGGCTCTTCTATGTTCTCTTAATGCTTGCCTTGCTCTGTTATATTCATTTTGCATTGGCATTAATAATGAAACATCTGATGGGGGATATAAGACATCTTTATGCTCTATTTCATTAAACACCAATGGAAATATTGGCCAGAAATGTTCCACTTTTACATCAGGAGAAGTTGGCTCTCTTAAAAAATCATCATAACCATCGGCAACACACATTTGTAATCCACTTTTTATATCGTAAATTTCAAACAGTAAGACCAAACCTTCTTTTTCATTGATATCGATTTCTGCGTAAGACGCTCTTTCATAACTACTTCTGTCGCTCATCAAGCGACCTTTCATATCATATGACCTAAATTGATTTTTCATATCCACGCCATATATCTCTTTTATCTCTTCTGGAGAAACGTACATTTCATGGCATACCCAGTTTGCTCCAACAAATCCTCTTATTTGTCTGCATTTAGGATCAACTATTATTGCGTCTGCTTCTGGGAAGTCAAATGTCAATCCCTCTCTAACTGTAACCATTGGCTCTTCTAATAAAGCTTTCATAGATAGCTGTAACGCTTCTATTTGCGCATCATCTTTATCAATAGTCCCATCGGCTGCTTCACTAGCTATTCTATACAGATAATCAATTTGCATTTGTAAATCGTATATTCTGTTTGAAACTTCTGGCATACGATCCATATCTCTTTGGAATCCAACCTTAACAAAACCTACACCAGTAGTAACAACTCTTCTTACTAAAGCTTTCATTTGCGATTTAAATGACGGCTGTTGTTCTGCCATGTAATAATCAAATAATTGCTCTAATGTTTTAGCTACATTATCAAGCATTTTTCTATGTGTCTGGCCAGATGTATAATCTTGTATAAGAGATGTGGCTTCTGCTGGTGGCATTAACCCACTTTGTTCAGCTAAAGAATTTGCCTCATAAGCAGCTGCTAATGTTTTTTCATCTCCGTCCCATATAGCGTAATCCATTCTTTCTCTTCTTTTGGCCGTAGCTTTTGGGTTTTTAGCGTATAAAGATGCAGTCCTTTGCTGAACATGACGTTGTAAAATATTGGCTACATAGTTTTTGTCATTCCATTGTGTGTCGTCATAACCATTTAAGGTTGCGTCCATATCTTTCTTCATCTGTTTAAAAGATTTTTCGTGAAATCCTTTTGCTGATTTTACTCTTGCAAGCCAATCTGTAACTAAAGACTTTCTTCTCTCTGTTGGTTCTGGCTTTTCTTCTTCTTTACTTGCAATGATCATTGTTGTGTCTTCGTGCATTACCAGCCTCCAGTTTTATTGTGATTTAAATCATGTTTTTGTTGTTGTTCAGAATCCCACTTTACCCAAGCCATTGTCCCAACTTGAGGTATCTTTGATTTATTATTTACATAACCACCTGGAGTTGCCGTTCTATCTAAACCCATACCAATCCAAGCAATAGTATCAACAAAATCATCGTGTCTTGAATTTGGAAATTTTAATAATTCGTCTACAGCTTTTTGTGTCCAAGGAGATGTTTTCGGAAGCATAACTTTTTTCATAGCCATTCTTCCTAAAATAGATTGCGCTCTTTGAACCTTGTTAGCTACTGGTGTTACCTCATCGATTCTGCAATACACTCTTTCCTCTGCCATTCGCTTTCTTAAAAAAGGTCTGATAGATTTACTAATATGACCTTTTTCAGCCCACCATATAAGGGGTTTGTGTTTTTTAATTAAAGCTAACATAGCTGTAACCACCTTATCTGTTGGTTGTTTTTCCCACCACGCATCAATTAAATAAATGTCATCATTTGAATCAACGCCCACAATTAACAAACAAGTAGCATCGTTTCTTGTCTTATCTATACCAACGGCATGATCGCTTGCAGCGTATATTCTCAAATCAGTTGGCAAGTCTTTTCTATTATAATAAACAATATTTTCCCTTTGAAACAAATCTCCATCTTCAGGAGTAGGCCTTTGTTGATACAAAGATGTAAAGCCTCGGCTATCCAATCTTCGTTGAGCCTCCATAAACTCCATATCAAATCTTTCAGGCCACAACAATTCTCCGTTTTTACGCCCTAAAGGATCGTCATCTTCTGCAATCGCTGGTAGATTTATTATTTTCCATTTTGAGGCTTCTTCTTCTGTATAATGTGGATTAGTTGGGTCAGTTAATCGTCCAATCAAATCATCTTCATGCCATCTAGTTTGCACAATAACTATTGACGCTGATGCAGTCATTAATCGTGTCATTAAAACTTGAGTAAACCAAGTCCAAAGTTGTTCTCGCAATGTAGGAGAGCCAGCTTCTAAACTATCCTTAATAGGATCATCTAAAATAACAAAATCTCCACCACGGCCAGTTATTGATCCACCTCTTCCAACAAACACAGCCATTCCACCTGATGAGTTTTGTATTCTACTTTTAGACGCTCCACCTAATCTTAAACTAAAGTTAGGGAATACTGTTTTATATTGAGCAGAAGTCATAATTGCTCGACAATCTGCGCCAAAATCTTTTGCAAAATCTTCATTATACGTTGCAAAAATAACGCTTCTATAAGTATCTTTGCCCACAATCCAAGGTATAAATCGTCTTGATATTAACTCTGATTTGCCGTGTCTGGGAGGCATACATACGATTAATCTAGGAATATGGCCTTTTTCTACTTTTTCAAGAACCTTTGCTAACGCTCTATGGTGTTTAGCGTCTTTAAATAAAGATATATCAGTTGAATTAAAGTCTTCTGGATCAGGCATTGTAAATTTAGTAAACTTTAAAAAGTCTGTTCGAGATTCAATTGCTATTTTCTGTCTTTTTGCAGCTGAAATCTTTGTTTCTAAATCAGTTAATTGGTTTTTCTTGCTCATGCCGTGCTACTTTCTTTATACCATTCATATGAGTATTTGTTTGTATCCATTTCTGAAGCCATAATTTGCACACTTGAATTTCTACTAAGCCAGCCTTTGCCAAACGTACTAAAGGTAGATAAATTCTTATAAAAATCTTCTCTTTCTAAGCATAAAGCATCTATGATTTCTTCTGAATCCATTTTGTCAACCAGCGCAATAGTTTTTGAACCTATGACTCCATCTTTATCTGCTCCAACTACGCCTTGTAAAAACTTAGCTGCTCTACTAACTCCATGATTAACGCTCATATCAAACACGACGTAATCAACTCCTATAGGAAGATTGTTACACTTGTTTTTTAACCAATAATTCATTTTGTAAATTGGAGAAACGTCATTTACAGTCAAATCTTTCATATCCTTTTGATTGATATCTTCGACTACACACCAAGCTTCATAAACCTTTTTTGTTACTCCTAAATTTGTCTCGCCTCCTGGGTCTTTTGGGTGGTCAACATAACCTCCCTCGTGTTCCAGAACTTTTGTTAAACATTGCTCGAAATTATTTTCCATTTACTTATCTCTTTTCTCTAAGTTTCTTTACATGGAGTCGCCAAAAATAGTTTCCTATCTTGTTAAATCGTTTTGATAACTCTAAATAAAACCACATCATTTTCTAATCTTTGCTATAGATTTAAGGCCAAAGCTGGCAGCTATACTTGCTAATATTCCGTATTTGATAAAATCAGGTGCAGTGTTTAAAAAGATAAATCCATCTTTCATAATTGGTTGTAATGGCTTAATGAAAGATGCCCCTATAATCATAATAAAAAATATTGTCCAAGCTTCGTCTTTCCAAGAACTATCCATAGAAGCCACGGCTTTCTCGTCCCAATTCCCATCTTGCTCAACACGCTTGACTTGCGCTTGAACTTTAGCCACTTCTAATGTTTGTATTAATTTGGCTTTCTCTTGTTTGCCCTCAAGCCAAGTACCAGCTAGGCTGGCTACGGCGCTTATTATTGGCAGCATTAATATACCCTCACTTTCTTTTCATCGACCTTTGGAATTAATTTGCACATGCAATCATAAACTTGTTTTTCGTCATTCTTCATGTACGACTGACCACTAAGAATTTCTTTAAAATTAATACATTCGTTGGCATTGCGAAAATAAATTCCTTCATTACCACCAGCAAAGCCGTTAAGCGTACAAATTAGGAGAAAAGCACTCATATTATCCCTTTCTTCTTGGCTAAAATAAAAAGGACTGTGATTACACCAGAAAGCAATGCCGTAATAAGTATTCCTAATACAATTTTGAGAAACATATCTCGTATATACTCTCTTCGTTTCTGTGCTTTCACTCGTGCTTCTTTCCTGGACACTCGGCAATCAGCACAAAATTGTATATAGTCTGTGTAGAGGTTGGCTCTCCCAAAAAGTTGCATATACTCCCTTAATTTTTCTTGCTTAACTCGTATAGATTCAAGAGCCATAAATTCTTCTAAATCATTGTCGGTCTTACCTAAGAAGTTAGTCCAAAGACTATTCTTTTTTTTGTATAAATCTTGTTTAAGTTTGTCTTCAGCCCCTATAAAATTGGCAATCGCTGATCCACAACTACTTATTTCCTTACCATTTTCTAGTGTTTCTTTAATTATTTTAAAAGCAGAATTAGCTACTAAAAGTATCTCAAGCATGGACTACCTCACTAGCAAACCTATAAGCAAAACTATGGCAGTACCACTAGTGCCAATCATTATCGCCTCGATCCTCTTTATTCGAGTGATTGTCTCTCTCCAGCGTTCCGAACATATCGCCTCATGAGTATCAATCTGTGCTTTTACTTCAGATGCTTTGACCATTAGCCTTTGATCTCCTTGAGTATTCCATTTCCACCCATATCAGTTCCATTGGCATTAATATGTGACATACCAGTGTCAGCAGTTCTAATACTTTGCATAGTATATGTTACAGCACTCGTTGTGCTTGGTGAATCTAAATATTCCATACTTGCTATGCCACAAAGCTCATCAGGTGTTCCTCTAACTTGAAACCTTTCATCATTACTTGCAGTATTCCAGATTAATGTTGTAGCTCCACCTGATATTATTCTTTGTAATCTAAAAGCACCTCTAATTTTTGCTCCAGTTCCTTTAACTGTATAAGGTATGTGAAAATGTACTAGTATTTTACTACTTGTTGCAGAAGGTGTAATTGAAAAAGAATAATAAGTGTTATTCCATGTAGCACTTGCAGTATTTTGATAAGTATTTACAGCACCTATCTGCACTATTTGCAACACACTACCAACTGGAAGACGTTCAATCACACTTGCTGCGTTTAGTTTTGTTAGTGTCATGTTATCCTCCTATCTCTGTTACAGTTATTGAAGAAGTTCCACTAACAGAATAAGGATAATTACCAATGTTATTTGGTCTGTTTAACCAAAGCTTTATACTATCATAAATAGCCCATTGAACTTTATAAGTAACTTCACTAGTTGTACTTATAGCTTCATCTAAATGTTGAAAAGTTGCATATGTTGTTTTATAAACATCAAGAATATCTTGTATGGTAAACGAAGCTCTTAAACTATTGGCTGTTCCTAAAGCATCTCCTTGAGTAATTATAGTGTTATCTCTTAATACTAATCCAGCACCATAAATATCTGCTGTAGAAGATGTACCCCAACATAAATTAACAGAAACCAACACATTTGAACTAGTTGATTTAGGAGTTATACTAACACTCATTCCTGCAATATCTGTAAATGCTTGATTAGTTGTTTCAGCAGTAATTGCAGTTACAGTTGTGCTTTTCACTTGCAACACAGCATCTTTAATATAAGGAGTGCCAGTACCACTAGCATCTTGTAGGGTGTCTACTTTAAGAATTGATGTCATGTTATCCTCCTAACTTTATAAATGTAAAAGTAGTTCTATTTTGGTCTTGGCTACCTATTAAAGAACTGCCAGAATTCATAGAAGATGTACTAAATTTTACTTTTACATTACTTGTATTAGTTACATTAATTAAACTCATACCAGTTCCTGCAGCACCAAAAGAACTACCCCCACTATTTGCACTTGCTACAACAGTATAAGAACTATTGTTAGTGGTAACATTAAGATTACAAAAGGCATTATTTTCACCTCCACCAATAGAAAAGTCTACATTAAAAATTACTAAATATATTCCAGTTAATGGAAAGCTAAATATTCCAGAACTTTCTGTCATTCCAGTACCTAAAGTTCCTTGTCCAGTTGTATGTATTCTTTCTATATTTGATGTAACGTCAGCATTACTGCCATCATTTGTAGTGCCAGTTAATCTAAACTGGTCAGCCATTCCAAGACCAACATTTAGAGGAGGGTTATTAAATGTAACAACACCATCACTAGCAACAGTCGCAGCAACAGTTCCGTTTGTGTGTGCAATGTTCTGCACTCCTATTGTACTACTCATGTTATCCTCCTATCTCTGTAAAAGTCATAATTGAAAGACTCTCAACAGCATTTATGTAGCCAGTACCACTAGTAACTTTAAAATAAACTGTATATGTTGTAGCACTTGTTGTGTTAGGTGCATCTAACCATTCAATAGTTACTGATTGCCAACCACCAGAAGTATTATAAACTCTTATTATACCATCAGGCGAACTAGGGGCTAAGTCTGTTGAACCCTTGTACAACGTAGCATAAGTATTTTGAGATGCTGTATGGTATAGATTAAAAGTAGCTCTTACTAAAACTTTGCTAGTAGATTTCAAGGGAGTTATTGAACCAGTAACTGGGGAAGCCACAAAACTAGTTGATGCTGTGCCAGTACTAGTACCATCTATTACAGTTTGTTTCACTTGCAACACATGACCAGTCATACTTACTACACCACCAGTTGTTTTGGGTTGTATTTCGTCAACGAATAATTTAGACAATGGTTAATACTCCATTTACTGTTAATGTTTTACTAGTGGGAATAGTGTAGTCTCCTGCAACCATTGCTCGTTCTCCACTTGCTATTGTTATGCTATCAGTAGCTGTACTACCATTAATCCTAATCCCATCTTTATAGACAGATGATGAGAACTTATCAGCAGTTACTGAACCATCTGTAGGCACGACTGAATTACCAACTTCGCCTAAAGCCAGTATGTAATCTATTGTGTCTGCTGTAGTTAAAATTTCTGCAAACTGTATACTTGACCCTGATACTGTATAAGCATCATTAGGTGCTTGTGTTACACCATTGACAGAGACTATTAGTTGTTCTGCTGTTGCAGGAAAGAAAGCTGCTGCACCCTTAGTCAAAGGGTAAGTGTCTGTTAAACTATTTGCCCCAGCCGTAATGGCTGTTAGCTTATTGAACTGCCCAGTTAAAGGCTGTTTTCCTATGTAGGGCATCGCTTACTCCTTTGGGTACTTGTCTTTAATTGTTTTGATTGTTGCTTTCCAAGCATCTACACCATTGTGGTAGATGTCATCTAGTTGGTCTGCCATTGATGGATATTCTGTTGCTCTATTTTCAGAATATGTTTTAGGTATGATTGGTGGATTAACAAATAAATTACCATCTTGAATTTGTGTGCAAAACACATCATCAGCAACTTCAATAAAACCATCTTCTTTATAAGGTTGTTTTTGTATTACAACGTTATTTTCAATTTTTACCCAAACCATTATGCTACCTTCCATATTTGTACGTCTGTATAAATCTCTATTAAATCATCTCCTGTAGCATGACCTAATGATGAGTTTGTTGCTGTTCCAACATATTGTTCTATTTTAAAAGCTTTAGATGAACCTATTACAAATCTACCAGTTACAAAATATCTAGGTGTTACTGCAATAGTTCCTGAAACTTCACCATTCAAACCAATTACTGCATTACTACTATCTGTTACATTTCTTAATCGTAATCTAGTTTTACCACTTGCATAAGCACAAGTTGAAGCTTGAATATAATAAGTTCCAGTTGGCAAAGTAATTGCATTAGACGATAAAGATGAACCACTAATCTCATTGGTAACAACAGTATTTAATGTTCTTACATTATAACCTGCACTATCAGAACCACCATTACTGCCACTAGATTTTTGGTCTTGAACGTGAAGTAAGGTACTTCCAAAAACACTAGTACCACTTACAGTTCCAGAAAAAGCATAAGTGTCTGCTAGGTTCATTGACTCAGCTTGAATTTTGCTTATTGCCATTCTATGCTCCTATATATGCCACAGCACAAGCACCCCCAGTTAGAGTTGCTCCTCCTGTGGTCGTTATTCTTACAGTTGTTATTGTGGAAGATAGTGATTTATAACCAGCTGAATTTGAAACATAATCATTATTTCTTATTTGAGCATGATAAAACCATTTGTTTCCAGTTGTATTTATTAAATGAACAAATCCTGACACAGCATCACTTGGTGATGACATTAAATATATAAGACCCATGGAGGTGTTAGTTGCATGATTACCATCGCTAGCATGTCCACCCCCAACGTAAGCCACAGTATCAACATAACCACTCGTCTCTATTCCACCACTATCTCCTAATTGAAAACCAATACTCATATTAGTTGAACCACCGAATGTAAAATCTTCCAAACTGAAAAATATTTGTTTTGCTGTAGTTGGTACTGTAAAATCCTTAGTAGTTCCACTTGTGGTTGCTTGCTCTGTAATTT